TTCCAGCCATCCAATGCGATCCGGCCGACGAGCCAGACAAGATAACTTCCGGTCCTAGAACCTGAATGAATCCAACTTGCGTAATGATGTGAGGTTGCGCCCCGGAATTTCCGGTCGAACCGTAATTGATGGCACCGACCTGTAAACCACATCCGCTATTGTTTACCCAAATACATGAACCAGGGTCGCCGGGAGTTGGAACACCCGTGCAAGTAATCTGGAAACCATCAAAGAAAAACTGTCCAACTCCGCCGAAATGCGCTGAACTCGCACCCGTCCGATTAATTACGCATTGGCTTGGCGTCGAATGACTGCCGACAATGGCAATGGTGCCTGCACCGTTGACGGGAGGGCAATCAAATCCGTTGTACGTCGATGCCCAAGGGGCAACGTTCACAGTAAGCGTGTAACCATTGAGATTGTACTTTGATGTTTGATTACATCCCTTCTGAATCGTCGCAAACGGACCATGAATGCCGGAAATAGTCGGTGAGGTACCGTCGTAAAGCGTGTCTGATCCAGTCGCGCCATTAACATAAATTCCAAGGTTGCTGTTCAATGGTACTTGCGGCAGATCGGATGGTACAAAGCTAAGAACGCGAACATTAGTACCATCAAACATCATCAAGTAAGTCGTGCCCGACATGATGTCGCCGGGGAACAGTTGAGAGCCATCCCGGCGAGTTATGGTCTTAGCTCCCGCAATACCGACAATCTGAATAGTTGGATTAGAAATTGTGGATGTTGTCTGCGCTAGAACGAAGAACGCTAGCGGTACCGCCCACACGATAGCCGTTGGCGACATTGAAATCTGCAAGGTATTAACACCGCCGGTATCCAGTAAATATTGCAGCCGCATGAACCGCGTTGCCGCCGACAACTGACGCAAATCATTATTGGTCGGCGTTGCTAATCCGATATCGGTTACGGCATTAACTATCTCGCGCTGCGGGTACTCGAGCGCCGCCGCGGGTACTATGCTGCCCTGTGTCCCGGTGGCGGGATTGCCGTTGTTATACGGCGCGTTCGGGTTGGTCTGATCGAATGGCTGATTGTACTGCACATCAGTGCTCCCATTAGTGCGCGCTAATCGCCGGCTTGCCGAGCGCGGGCGGCGGTGTTGTCATGTAAGCCGGAGGCAGCGTCATTAGATTGATGGCCGAGTAATCGAATATCACCTCGGTATGCGCCGGCTTAATGCGGCGAAGCAGACATTCAAGATCGCTGGCAAAACCGAAGTCCAGAAGTCGGTTAACGCCGCAGATGCCGGACGCGCAATGAAAGTACACTAACCGCTCCGCGCCGACGCGAACCAACCAGTACCAGCGCGGTACGCCTAGCTCCCATCTATAGCGATTGGGATCCCATTGAGCATTCAAAATTCGCGTATCGCCACACATAGAGATACCGCACATATACGGGCTGAACTCGATAATCCTGCTGATGCCGTAGCCGATCTTCGCCGCTTGACTAATGAGAAAGTTTCGATCCGCTTCTCCGAGCAGCGTCATACGCTGTATGAGTGCCGTGCGGCGGTCGGCGAAGGTCAACGGCTCGGCTACACAAGGATCCGGAAGCCCGAAGCTCTTTTCCCAATCGGGCAACATTAGCGTTGCCTTACCGGGATCGCTCTCTATCTCCAGAAGAAGGTCAGCGGCAACTGCAACATCAGCCCACGGCCCAGCTAGACCGAAAATGAATTGCATGAACACGCTATCGTCATCATCGCGCGACCACGCCGCCCCGGTTGGAAACAGGTTCGCTAATGCTACAGCGAAATCATCCTGATTGTGCAGGACGTAGCCGCTCTGGACCGGCAGGATTCCTTGCGGCGGCGGTGGAATATAGACAGCCGGAGAAAACAGCGGAGTATCTAGCTGCGGCGGTAACGGACTTAAAATCGCGGCAGTAAAGTTCTGGTGCAGGCCGCTAAGCCCTATCGTCCCCATAACAGGAGGCGACAAGGTCAGCGCTGAGGCCGCAAGATAGTTGCGTCCCAACGCAACCGTAGTGCTCAGTTGCGGCGGCGGTAGAGCTAGCGACGTCGCTACCAGCGTATTCGGCTGGGTTATTGCCGGGCTACCGATAACCGGTCGCGGTGCCGCGACCGCAGCCGGGAAAAGAGCCCAAATAGTTTGAAACGCGTTCGGCTGGAACGCAGTTACCTGAAACGCGGCGCTAGGAATGCCCGGTGTTCCAAGCCCCGGAACGCGACCGCTAAGGCTGGATGCCGTTAAGGTAAAAGTAGCCATCTAGGCTTAACCGTGCGTTATCGTGCCCAATACGGCCATCGCGCCGTCATAAGGCATTACCGCATCGCTCATGGATAGCGTGAAGCTCTCGACGCCCGGCGTGTTGAATATCGCGCCCGATACCCACGCCGTATAAATCGTCTGCGCCGGCACCAGAACGCCATTTATCGCCGTTGCCGGTCGCGCCTTCTCAAACAACATCTGTTTGACCCCCGCGGCGAGGTTCGCCCAGGTGGTAGGATCATCAGGTTGAAGATCGCTGACAGTGAAATCAATCGGTTGAGGAATGGGCGCTACCGCCCACCAATCCTTCACGGTAACCGGCCGGACGGTATTTAGATAATTGGTCACCGCGGTAATATCGTCCTGCAACGGAAAGCCGCCGTTGCTCGCCCTTAAGTCATCACACATGAAACGTACGGTCACCGTACCCACCGCCAGCTCGTTCGGCGCGCACCACGCTCGTGTGACGCCCGGTACCGCTAGCGTCCAGTTCTCCCAATCCTGCGCGTCACCGCCCATCGGCGGCGCCACCAAGCGATCAAGAACACGAATCCGCAGTTCATCATCAGTCTCGGTATCGGTACCAGTATCAAGATTGATGACGACAACACTGCTTACCCCCGGCTCTCCGGAACCGATGCTAGAGCCGGGATCGAGGTTACCGATAATACCGGCGGTCAGCGCCATAATCGTCGCCACCGTCGTACCGGTACCGTCAATCGTCGCCTGTGCTTGCGTCGTATAAGTGGTATTGGCTCCCGTTAAGACTGTCCCGAACGGAATTATTAAACCAACCGTACCGCTTATGGTTACCGTCCCGGTAGAGTAGGTCGCCATCTTGCGCCCGCGGCTACCATCGGCGTTCTTCAAATACATGTAGCCCCATCGGTCGAGGAATTCGGCCTCTGAGGTAATGGGCAATAATTGATCCGCCAGCCAATCAATGTATTGCAGATTGAGATGAGCAAGCGCGCCGTTGCAGTCCGCCGTAACCCGTAAGTTGGAGTTCGGGATCATGGCGTCAGCGCCCGGTAGCGCCGCCATGATGTAATCGCGCGCGTTCTGCCGAACCTGTTTAAGTGTTGGTGTGGTCCACGGCATCGCTTTACCAAACCGGGATCACGGCAACCCGCGTCATGCGGTCCCACAGTATTTGAAACTGCAATGCGACCGCCGGGCGCTGACCGCGGAAGATAGTTACCTCAGCATCAATGCGATTGCGATTATAGGCGTTGCGGCTCACGTCCATACTGAAGCTAGTAGCGACGCGCCGATCCACGAACGGCTGTAACGACTCGCGCAAGTAGTTTTCTACCCGCGTTACCGTCGCGCCTTCCAAGGATAGGCTATCGGTGATCTTGGCCCGGCTAAGTAGCCAGAGCCGGCTTCCCAACGGCCACCCGTTCCATATCTCCTCCGCGTCAAGATCGCCCCACCAGCCCATACGATCGCTGCTATGGGGATCCGGAAGGACTTCCTCTTTGGCCGCCAAGCCGTCCGTCCCGAGTGCAATAATAACCGCAGTAGCGAGCGCATCGCTGTCGTCGCCGGCAAGGTCGCCGTTATCATTAAGTTTCCAATCGAGCCCTACCCTAAAGCCGGGGAAATTAGCCCGTTGATATGTGCCAATGTCAGGCAACGTTGCGTCTCCTCTCGCTATCTAGCCGGCGCAAGTCATCGTAGGCCGCCTGCGCCTGATCGAGGCTATCGCCGTAGACTTCCACATAATAGCCGCTGATCTGCTCGGCGTAGCCGCGAACCCGGCGGATCGCTTCCGCCATCGTAT